CACTCTTAATTAACTGCCCTGCCACTTCGTATGCTCTAGGCATCTCACTTTCTTGTGCAAGTTCGAGAATACCATTAATTGCTTCTTGTCCCTTTTCTATAATACTGTAAAGATTACCACGAGTATACTCATAATCTTTTTCAATATCATCTTTAGTAAATCTATCTGGTTTCTGTTCAGGAGTTATACCTACATTTTCCTTTGTGGGAATAATAGTTGATTCTACATTAAAAGCATCATCTAAGTTAGTCATCTTCATGCTAATCCTTCCCCAGAGGTATATGTACCACTGAATCCAAAGTCATCACCCATTTCAATTAGAGCATCATCAGCATCAGTAATCTCCTTAATAGGTGCTCCTCTTACATGTGCCTTAGCAGTTGTACCATCTTGAGCCCTCTTGACACTAATTTCATTTCCACTTATAGAATCAATGTACATTTCTTCACCATCAACATCAACATAAGTTGCCTTGGTAAGAGAACTACCACTATCTACCTCAATTGTTGTAGCATCAACGGTAATATCGGCAGCCAAATTGGTAGTAACAACACCATCATAATCTTTAATTGCTCTTGGAGTAACAGCATATGTAACATCTCTTTCTGTACTCTTAGAACCACCAGCAAGATATCTGACAGAAACTGCCTTGACAATATCGGCAGTAGCAGAAGTAACAGGACCGAATAGGTATGTTTTTGCAGTAAATCTTAACGTATAATATAAAACTCTCCGAGTATTAAAATCACCTTCATAGTCATCTTGGAAAGTAACATTTTCCAATACAATAGGAATATCTCTCTTCTCCTTCATTGACTCTACAAGTTTAATTGTGAGATTATAAGAAGGTTGAAAATATGGAAGTATCTGCTCTACAATCTGTAATGCATCCTCATTTAACTTGGTCATAATGCCCAATTCAAACTGCATACTATAAGGAACAGGCATAAATGCTTTATTTGTATTCTTTCCAGTAGTATTATCTTTTACTGTAAATTGCTGAGTTGTAGTAACTTTTCTAGAAGGATCATAAGTTAAACCTACAAACTCAAAAGATAATCTAGGTAATGTAATTTGAGTTCTTTTATTAAGATCGGGCGACTGTTCTAATCTTGCAAGGAACTTTTGGATAGGCCCATATGCAAGAGGAACTTTCTGTGTTTGCTGATTTCCATCACTATCCGTATGCTTAATGGAAATATCATTAAACAATGTACCAAAACCAATAATGGTCTTTCTAAAAATTTCGTGATAAAAATACTCAAACATGATTATATACCTTTATATTGTATTTATGGTTGTCCGAATGGGTTACCTTCAGTGAAATCAAGAATATCATCTGCAGCAGTTTCAAACTCATCATTATCCCCATATCCATCATCAAAATTAGTTAGATCTATTAGTCTTATACTATGAACTGCACCCGAACTAGATCCTGTAATTGTTTCTCCTTTACGGAATCCACTTCCCTCTACAGTAGAAACTTCAAGTTCATTAGTTGGTGCATTCCACTTTCTAACCCTTGCAGTAGTGCCACTTGTACCACCTGTAATAATTTCATTAAAGGCAAAATTACCTGAAGCAGTACTCGTTGCAGGAGCAGCAATTGTGACTGTTGGAGCAACTGTATAACCAGAACCAGCATTAGATATGTGGATGGCAGAAATTGTTCCTGCAGTACTTACAACTGCGGTTGCAGCAGCACCTGTGGTTGATACTCCAGTGAATGTAATAAGTGGAGTAGTACTATATCCAGAACCACCAGATGTAACAGTGACGATACCAATAGAACCATTACCCATCTTAGATGTAGCAGCCACACCACTACCACTGTCATCATTAGCAAAGAATTGAATATCAGGTCCAGTTGTATATCCAGCACCTGGATTAGTTAAATATATGTTTTGAACTACGCTTGATTTTTGATCTGCAGGATCAGCAGCACCTGCACATACAACAATTCCACTCTTTAATCTAGCAGTAGCTATACCTGTTACACCACCAGTTGGTGCAGAAGATATTGCAACTCTAGGTGGATACAAATATCCACTACCTCTATTTGTGATGTCTATCCATTGAACAGCACCATTAACAAGCATTGTTTCAGCACTTGCTTGAGCAGCAGTACCAACAACAGTTAGTAATTGAGTACCACCAATGATGAAATCTTCACCATCAGCACCTTCAGTTGCCTCTAGAGTATCATCAATTTCGTCAACACCAGTATCAATGACTTCATCCTCATAACGGAAGAGTTCACATCTCAAAGTATAAACATAATTCTCTCTTAGCATGTAGAAAGGTTTCTCGTGTTCTACATACTTGATCTCAAAAAGACGATCTCCTAATGGAAAATATACTAAATCTCCTTCTTTTGGTCTAGTTGCTAATCTTATATTTTCCTCATTCTTCATCAAAGGTTCAATATAAGTTTCCCATCTATCCCTAGAAATAGTTAAGGTTACTTCATTTGTAGCTTGAATTCCAAATTTAGATAATAAGGTTGGATTCTCATCATATCCCTCATAATTTTCTACATATGCTTCTAATGGATATGCATCAGTAAAAGAAGATTCTGTTACCTCATTCATAATATTATCAGTTTTCAAATACTGACGAGGCATATAATGTATCTCAACACCATACATTTTCAGTTGCTCATCAATAAGCGACTGAACTAAACTCTGTTCACTCTTTGAACCTTGTTGAAAATAAGGGTTAAGTGCCATATTCTTAACCTATCATATCTAATGGTGGAAGTTCATAAGTGTTAGACATTTGTTCTCTGATGACTTCTAAATCCTTTTGCGCGTCATCATAGATCTGTCTTCCATTTAATTCTATACCACCAGGTAATTTAACTCCTTGGAATTTAAGTAAATTCTGTCCCCACTGTCTTTTCATAGTTGCAGTGAGATATCGTTTTAAGAAAGAATCATTCCAAACTCTTGCATAATCACTAGGATCCAGAGTTCTCCAACAATCCATAACCAGATAATCTCCAGCTTGTACGCTACCCCAATCAATATCTAGATATAATCTATCCATTCTTTGGTTGAATCTTATCTGCTTCTCAGTAGTCAATAAGAAATCAATATCTGACAAATAGGTTTTTGTCATCGCATATGATAATAACTCAATGGCACCCCAATAATAAACATCATTTAAGAATAACTGATACTTAACACTAAACATATTATTGGTAACAGTGTTAGTACCATCAAAATGAAATACCTTATTTACTCCAATAACTGATGGAGGAACTTGTAAATAATTACTATTTTCATACCAATCAAATTGAACTTCAGTTCCGTTAATATCTGAAGTAGCACTTGTTGTGGTTATTCCTACACCACTCTCAGTGGGTTTTGCTCTTCCTCTTTCTTTATCTTCTGCAGTTATTTTATATTTTAAATACGTATTTAAAACACCATCAAAATGTCTTTCTTGAAAATATTGAATTGCATCATCAATTAAATCTTGACACTGTTCATCAGCAAGATTTATCTCCAGGACAGGAGCACCCAATTGTCGTAAACAATACTCCTTTAATTCGTTTCTACTTGCTGGTTGTGCCATTTATACAATACCTCCTTCAGTATTTAGGGTGCCGAAGACACGCCACCTCTTACCATAATATTACCATCAGCAATCCTGTAAACAGTAGCACCAGAACTTACAAGAACATCATAAACATATCTTCCTTCTGCTATACTTCTTGTTGCAGTTGACCCTAGAGAAATTGTAAATTTACCTGCAGTAGAACTCGTAGTATCAATCCCAACCACAAAAGTAGCAGCTGCAGTAGTACCAGAACCAATGGCAGCACTCTTTCTCATTTGAGATGAACCTGTCCATCCCGTAGTTGTAGCAATACCAACCGAATTAGTTGTAGAAAAATTCCATCCAGTATTTGAAGTATCCACAACTTCAAAAGTTCCTAGAAAATCTGCACCTGTATTAAGAGTTAAATCAGCAGCAAATGCTACTCCAGATTCTGGGTCAAATGTAATCTTTTTAGTTGCCATTTACCAGACTCCTTAGAAGGTGTTTAATTTCATTCATTTCATTTTTTAAGTCATCAAGTTCATTTTTCATGATATCATTTTCACTTTTCCGTGCTTCACGGAGATTTATATACTCATTATATTGAGAACTATTGGTATTAATAATGCAATT